AATGAACTATCAACAAGTAGAAGTCATTGTGATAACATTCGTTATCGATAACCATACGAGGATATTACAATGAACAATCAAGAAAAAGTACGTGCCTTACTACAAGCAGGCAAATCAACTGAAGACATAGTTAAGTTCTTAGTTATGAACGACGACTACAGAACAGGACCTGAAGCACGCACTGCCTTGGAAACATTCATGGCAGAAGCAAACTTGGTACCTACCAAAAAGGTGCCCATGTCAGAGCAATATATGGCATGGTACAAGGCACTAAGCAGACAGGACAAGATGGCGCAAACCAAAGAATCACTGCATACACAGGCGGTAGCCATAGGTATGAGCGATAAAAGTGCTGACTGGTACGCTCGCGTGTACCTGCTGGCTGGCTCTTTAGCGCTTGAAATGTCTGCACCTGCCAACGAGGCACCTGCCAACGAGGCACCTGCCAACGAGGCACCTGCTAAACGTAAACGTGTTACCAAATGATATGATGGCTCAAGGATGAGCTGTTATCACAATGACTTCTACACAGCGCCTAGAACTAAGTAGGTAATTCCGCCTGCTTAATTACGAGGATACTAAGATGAACGAAACAGAATTAGAAGTATACGACGCGTTACTAAAAACTATTGAACGCTTCGGCGATACTAACTTTGACAAGCTGGACCATGTAGAACAGCGCGAGTTCAACCGTATAGTTATACTAGCTGACTTGTTAGCACCGAGCAGCACCAACAACGGCACTGACGAAGAGCTAGCTCTTGACTTAGCTTACGCTGAAGCGTACGGTGCTCGCCGGCCAAAACCGAACGCGCCGTCTTTTCGTGAAGGCTTGTTAAATTTGAAACGATAAGCGCCTGCCACAAGGAAGTGGCTACTTAGTTCTAGGCACTGCAAACCTTATACTAAGTAGCTGCAATTCCGCACTACTTAATACGAGGATACTAAGATGAAAGAAGACGCTAAGAAACACTACGATAAAAATGTAGCATTTATTGACCAGAGCATGGCGGTAAGTACCGACAGTCAACCACCGGCCGCAGAGCACGACGTTGAAGGCGCCTGGCGGTACTTTTACGCTAACTTCACTAACCATACGAAGTTGTTTGCACTAGCAAAGCAGGAACGTTGGAACCGCCGTATATACGTTGCATTCAAACGCAAGTTCAAACATTGTCCATACATCGAGCTGTGTTATACAGTCTGGTGTGATGATGCTGCAACTGGCCAGCCGATGCCACAGGATTAAGTGCCTGCCACAAGGAAGTGGCAAAACGTACCAAACTGTTGACGTAACCATTCAGGATTAAAGCACCTGCCACAAGGAAGTGGCCTACTTAGTATAAGGTTTGCTTTATAAATCAAGGACTTATGAATTTGCATTATGCAAAATCAGCCCAAAGTCCGTGTTTTGTGCAAACGTGCGTGCAGTGACGTGTGAAAGGGGGGGGTAAACTATATATATAAATATATATATATATATATATATTATGACATATCCAGGAGGGGAAGGCGTTTAAATATCTACGATTATATATGTCATTTCAATTTATATATAAATATATAAATATATATATAAATCAATAACTTAGCCCGTGCCAGTTTGTAATTTTAACATAACGGTCAAGCGGTTTGTGCGCGCATTTAAGGGTTATTTCACTAATTTGCACAATGCAGAAGAATTCTTGGCGTGCACGCAAAATTTACTATATCCGTGTTTGCTAATATAAAGAGCAAAACACGGAAAATGCGTGAAAACTAACTAATTTGCATAATGCAAAATAAGAATTTGCATGCGCAAACAATAAAAGATGTTTGCATCCAACATTAAATATGTTATAATAACTCATATTCAACAACTTATGGAGACTATAATGGCGACTTACCATCCACCATCAGCCGACGTAGCAGCTGCCTTGCAGGAGGCGCAAGCTACTATCCCTGCAAATCTTAATGCTTGTACTAAAGAAGAGTTCATGGCTATCAAACATAGTCTATGGTCACATCTTATGGCAGACCGCCGCATTCCGCATAAAAGCGTTGATAGCTATTGTACACAGCTTCTAAAAAGCGTTAAAGTAAAAGCCGACCAAGTAGAATTAATACCAGCTAAAGAATGCGTCAAATGTAAAAAAGCACAACCGCTATTAAACTTCAGTTCTAACGTTAGAGCAAAAGATGGTTTGAACCAATATTGCAGAACATGCGAAAAGCTACGGCAGCAGGCGTATAGAGCTAAGCCCAAAACCTGTACGTATTGTAGTAACGAGCCGGTACTAGGCGCTAGCTTCTGTCAGTCTTGTCAAGACAAGTATGGTGAAGCGTTTAGACAAGTAAGAGAATCTGGCGGCACAATTAAAGAAGCTAACAAATACGCTTTGGAGCAGCTAAGATGAGTACCATGTATATATGTCAGAATTGCCGCGAACTATATAAGCCGCCTCGTAGAAAAGATGGTATATGTAAAGTATGCAATGACGCGGCGAGCGTTGCAGAAAGCAAAATAAAAGAAACGCTAACTGTTGAGTTAGAAACTTTAAAAGCCTCAATAATAGCAGAGCAAGAAGCCCTAAAAGCCTCAATAATAGCAGAGCAAGAAGCTCTTAGAAACCGTCATGTTCTTGAGCAAGAAGCCCTTAGAAACCGCCACGCTATTGAGTTAGCCGCGGCAAAAGAACGAGCGAAGCTTAGACGACAAAATGTGCGAACAATCGCTTTGTTAAAAAGGTACCAGCCGCCATCAACTAACAACCATTTATGCGTATAAACCATTATGGTGCAGCGGACACCAAGATAAACCGCAAACTCCGCCAGCTCGCAACCTGCCGCATGGTACTTGCAGAGTATGGTATCTTCCTGGCAGTCACGACTGCCGCAATCTTAATAGGACTAATCAGATGACATCAAACTACGAAGAGCAGTATCAAGAATTACTGCGAGCTATCCTACTCAATGGTAAGCAGCACCAAGCACGCAACGGGCGGACCGTAAGGCTGTTCAACCAACAACTAACAGCTGACCTGAGTAAAGGTTTCCCAATGCTCACAGGTCGGCGCTTACCATGGGACGGCATCAAAGGTGAGTTGCTAGCGTTCATCAGAGGTAACATCCTCTTGGAAGAGTTCAAAGCGTTAGGCTGTAACTTCTGGGATAAACAAGCTTTAACAGCCGAGGACGGTACACGGCACATCGGGCCGGCTTACGGCTACACGTGGCGCCAATTCTCGTCTATCCATCCAACCGGGCCCGACACAGCGCATAGTGTGACCACAGACCAGCTGGCGGAATTAATTGCCAGCTTACTAACCGACCCAGGCAGCCGGCGGCATGTGCTTACCGCGTGGCAGCCGAACGACTTAGATTATATGGCGCTACCACCGTGCCACATGATGGCACAATGGCACGTAGAGCAAAGCCCCGAGCAGCAACAAGCAGGCTATATGCCTATCCTCCACTGCACAGTAACTATGCGGTCGGCAGATATGTTTGTGGGCGTGCCAGCAGATATGGCAAGCTACGCGCTGTTCACTAGCCTGCTAGCGTTACTGCTCGGGTTCAAGCCGGGTACCGTGTGCATCAATATGGCCGACTGCCATGTTTACGAGGCTAACGAAGTACAGGTTGAGACGTACCTTCAGAAACCGTGTTACGACTTGCCTGCTGTCAGGTTCAGCCTAGAAGCTCTTCGTACGGCTGACGCACTGCGTGAAACGTATAGGCTACATGAAGAGTTTGTGTACGCAGCTATCCAGTGGCTAGAAGCTATTGGGCCGGCAGATATACGCTTGGATGACTACCAAGCTAACGACTCACAAACTGTAACTATGGTGGCTTAGATGGCATTCAAATATACAGACCTTGGACCTGGCGATTTAGACTGTGAACCTGACTACAAAGACGAACCAGCTGACGAACCAGCTGACGAACCAGCTGACGAACCAGCTGACGAACCAGCTGACGAACCTTAAAAGCCTGGCCTTATTGGTCAGACCGTTCTGCTTGTATCGATGCAGAACGGCGCTAACATCTCAAAAGACTGACTGAAATCTTTTGCATGTGCAAAACATTTTACAAGCGCATTGTAATATGTTATAATAATAGTTCAGGTACGGTGCTTCTGCCGTACCTGTTCTTACGAGGATAAAAACAATGACACTATCAGATATAGTAGCGGCTGCAAGGCGCCAGCTACCAAACGCAAAAATCATGCCGCTTTTCAAATCGAAAGACGGATTAAGACCTGCGTTCAACTGTTATAAAAAAGATTGGGGTAACGATAGTAGCACTGGCCGAGAGGTCGGCATTGCACAGGCATTCGACTGGGACGGTGACTACACGGATACTAATACGGCGTCAGGTGAGTCGTTCGACCGCCGACCAGCTTGGTACGCAGTATGTGGTTGCCGCGAATACGTCATAATTGACATCGATAATAAGAACGGACATGATGCTAATACCAGCATTAACCGGCTTATTGAGCAAGGGCTAAACATTGACACCTTTACGGTAAGCACCAAATCAGGCGGTTACCACTTATATTATCAAAACCCTGGTTACGACGTAAAAACCATGGCTAATTATATACCAGGTGTTGACATTCGTGGTCGCGGTGGGTATGTAGTAGGTTTTACACCCGAAGGTTTTAAAGACAAATATAACTATCTTGTAATAAACGAAACAGAGCCTGCTGCGTTAACTATCCCGTTACCGATGGCCGGCACTAAGCACTCGCTGCCATCTATTCAGGACATGCAGCTTAGCATCACGCCTGACTATGAGCAGATGGCATTAATCCCTATGGGACTAAGAGACCAAGCTTTGTTAGCACTATCCGGCAAGTGGTATGACCTGCCTGACGCTGAGATTGCTGTAAAATTCAAGACGTTAAATTTCCAGCAGGTTCCAGGTGACGAGATAACTCTTGACCATCTGATGGCGAAGATAGCTCGAGACCGTGCGAAAACATCTAAGCAGACATTAGAGGTAGCCGAGTACTTATTAAACAGATTCGTATATGTTACTAATGAGGATATGATATACGACTTGCAAGAGAACGTTTTAAAAACAGTGCCTGACATGCAGAACTTCTATCCTGCGTCTATTACCTTTATGGAAGGCGAAAAGGTTAGGTCTATACCACAGATTAGATTTTGGCTGACACATCCTAACCGTGTGACGGCTAGAGCGCGGCGGTTCAAACCAGGTGCTCCGAAGTTATTCACTTCGCAAGGTGACATGTATATTAATACGTACATCGCGCCTAAAATTAAGCCTTGGCAGTTACCAGTTAAAGCTGACGACGAAGAGCTTTCCGAGTTCATGCAAGTAGTTGACCTGATAACTAACTACAATCCAGTAGTTAAAGACTTATACCTTAGTCAGCGAGCCGCAAAGCTTCAGAACCCACTGTGGACACCGAGCTGGGGCTTCGTGCTTATTAGTCACCACATGCAAGTTGGGAAAGACTTAACAGCTCATATCTTCGGTATGTTGCTAGGTAGTCAGTATTGTCGCACCATTAAAAAGTACGACCTGGTTAACGACCGACAAGAATATAACTACGAGAAGCTATTTGTAGTCTTGAACGAGCCAGGTGGTTTAGCTAGAGGACAAAAAGGTTTAGAGACCGTAGAGCTACTTAAAGAGTTCATGTCAAGCCGTAAAGGTACAAGTCGCATGTTGTATCAGAATACGTCAGAAGAGGCTCCGATTTATAAAGTACCTGAGATTCACTCGAATCTAGCGGACTCGTTCGAGATAACTGAAGATAGAGCAAGGTATGCACCGATTATCATTACTGGCAAGCCGCTTGATATTAGCGTATACGCGCGCTTAAAGCTACGACAAGACGATGAAGATATTAACTGCTCATTTTACCGCAAGTTGCTTCGTTTCCTGTTAGACTACCCGGTCAATAAAGAAATACACGAACTAACGCCACCGCTTATGCCTGACAGCAAAGAAGTAAAAGTTATATCTCGGTCCGGTGAGTACCAAGACGTACTTGAGCATATCGAAAACAGCGTTGGTATGTTCTACTCTGTAATGCAGACGCACCAGTCGTTAGACTTGGCTATTGCAACGCACATAACACATGGTAACATGCACCAAGCTACTGCACTACGCCGCAAGCTTATTAAAGACAACGTGGCTAAGCAGTATGCACGTTGTAGAGCGATACCTCGTATCGAGTATGACAAAACTAATATCAGCAGTGAGGTAGCTCGTATTACTAAGCTGCCAACGCCCAACACTCAGATGGTGGCGGTGTACAATATCAAAGAGATACCAGCTGACCGTGTCGCTAAGACGCATGCTGGGACCGTTGACCTTAACTTCTTTCCTAAGTGAAAGTACCAGCTCGGCTAATAGCAAAGACTAAGGGCAAGCAGCTAGCCGGCTCGTTGTTTCAATCAGGACAAGTCTCGAGCATTCGCTCAAGCAGTCCTGACGGCTATTTTCTAGTAAAGAACGAGATGGTTGAGCTTGACAACGAGGCGGCTAATGCTTTGTACCACCGACTTTGTAGCCAGGGCTTACAATTCAACGGTACACAGTTAACTGACGACGATATTCATTATATCGTCCAAGTGTTTGATAAATATCAATGTACGTTTATAGATAACTATTGGACAGGCATTGAGGCGGTAAAATAATGGATTTGCACATGCAAATTAAATAGTTGTTTACATCCAATGTTAAGTGATATATAATATATTTAAATTAAGTTAACAGCTTAATAACCTTATTAACTATCCTCGTAAGTTGTTAATACCTTTTGAACTACCTAGCTTAGCTAGCGAAAGCAGGACCTCAGTAACCTGTTGGTAGTTCATTCCTTTTTACTGATAATTCCTACTGGAGAATTAAATGGCTACGCCAATTTCAATAGAAGACTGCCTTACCCAAGAGATGCTTTTAAAGTCTCATTATTACAATCCTGAAACCGGCTTGTTTTATAAACGACTATCTTTAAACAAGCTTAAACTAACTGGCACTAGTAGCAACGGCTATCTTGTCTGCCGAATAAACGCTACTTTGTATCTAGTCCACAGACTAGCTTGGTTATACATGACTGGCGAATGGCCCAAAAGTGAAGTTGACCATATCGATGGCGTCAAAGATAATAACGCTTGGAACAACTTAAGAGCTGCAAACCGTAGCAACAACATGGAAAATCAAAAACGCGCTCGCGTTGATAACTCGACTGGTTTATTAGGAGCTATCTGCCACGGAAGTAAATTCAAAGCTAAAATACAGGTAAAAGGCCAGTTCCACTATCTAGGCACTTTTGATACCTCAGAAGAAGCGCATCAAGCTTATATAAAAGCTAAGCGAGAGCTTCATTCTTTTAATACTTTGTAGGGGAATGAAATGAGCTTTTATGTTATGGATTTTGAGACTTCGCCATACGACCCTACTCTCAAGGCTCAGCCTCACGCTTATGCGCTAGAGCCGTATAGGCCTGAATTTAAAATCAAGTACCTTGGCGTATGCAAAAACGACGGCTCTGACTATCAGTTCTTTTCGCATACAATGCCTGATTTTAAAGGTATTCTTTGTGACTTGTTAGAGTTACTAGCCGGCCAGGAAGTGTATGCTCACAATGCTGGCTTCGAGATTATGTGCTGCTTATCAGCTAAGCATCCTGAGATTAAGCAGTTAGTGCGTAACGTCCGCTGGAGAGACTCTGCGTTACTTTGTAAGTGGGTAGAAAATTCGCAAATCAATGAACACAACGCATACAGCTTAGCGGCATGTGTCGAGCGCTGGCTACCTGACGAAGCTGACTTCCTTTCTATGAAAGACTCGGCCTCTAACCTTGATTCTTATTGGAAACTTCGCGTTAAAGAAGACGTTAGAGTAACAGCTTGCTTAGTTACTACTTTGTTGGCAAAGCTTCAGCCAACACAACGCCCCGGTTTTATTATTGAGCAAAATACTTTAGTACCTTTTGCAGAAGCGACTATGCAGGGCATCTTGCTTGACGTAGACGCTATTGAACTGATGGAGCTTGAGTATAACGCTAAAATATCTCGTCTTTGCCGCGAGGCGGGCGTTACCGAGTCGTTAGTATCATCTCCTGCACAGTTAGCTGACTTGCTGTTTAATCAGCTTGGTTTGACGCCTAAAAGCTACACAGCAACTGGCAAAGCATCAACTAGAGCAGGCGACCTTAAGTATCTTATACTTGAGCATGAGACTGAGTTTCCTATTCTTAAACAAATTCAAACCATTAAACAACTAATAACTGTAAGGAATAAATATGTCGCAGCCTTCATGGAGTGCATTCGATACGGTGGGGATAAGCTTCGTCCTCGTATTAAGCTGTTTAATAGTTACACAGGTCGCGCTACGTACAGCAGTAAGCTATCTAAAAAGTTTCCTGTGGCAATTTCTTTGCACCAGCTTCCTAGGAAGTTCAAAGATATAAAGCGCGTGATGATCGCGCCTAAAGGCTACCGCATTCTGTATGCTGACTTTGCATCACAAGAAATACGCGTAATGGCTGAGAAGTCTCGTGACGCTACCATGGTACAAGCTCTTAACGAGAATAAAGACTTACATGCTATCATGGCAGAAGGTGTTTTCGGTACGCCTTATGAAACCATTGTTGCGGAGAAAGATACTGACGACAACATTAAAAACCAGCGCGACGGCGGTAAGATGATTAATCTTTCAAGCCAGTACCGCATTGGCTATAAAACATTTATAGTAAAAGCGTTCGAGCAGTACGACAAGATTATTACTGAGCGCGAGGCTAAGCACTATTTAGCTTCGTATAAATCTACTTTTAAAGGCATTCCACTTTACTGGACATCTGCAATTGAATTTGCACGTGCAAATGGGTATGCCGAAAGCTTTTCAAAAAGACGCTTTACAATAACCGACTTAAACTGGTCTGGCGAATCGTCAGCTATTAACATGCCAATACAAGGCTCCGGCGCGGATTTGACTGAGCTTGTGGTTGCATTAGTAGCTAAGAAGTTTCCAGACTTAATATTCCAAGTAACTGTGCACGACTCGCTTACTTGGCTAATACCTGACACCATGGACCCTAATGACGTCCGTGACTATGTAAACAGCATTCCATATAAAGACTACTATGGAATTGACTTTGCAGTAACATTCCCTATGGACTTTGCCATAGGTCCTAACTTTGCTGACCTTAAGGGGTTTTGATATGACTGATGAAAAGAAAATAGCCGAGCAAAAATTCGGCGGCAAAACACTAGCTGCATGGCAAGGATTTATTAATACCTCGCTTAAAAAGACAGTAGAAGCGACCTTTGACAGTGCTAAGCGTATTAGTGCTTATAAAGCTGCCGTTGATGATGATACATTTAAAGCTACGATGAAAGAGTGGTACGGTTTCACTGCTAGTCATATTTCGTACTGGAGCAAGATTAGCGAAAACGCAGAACGCTTTGAGAAACATATTCAAATTCTGCCAGCGTCGCCAAGAAGCTTGTATGAGCTGTCTGCTATCGAGCCAGCCGTATTTGAAGAGTTGGTATCGGCCGGCAAGATTAAACCGTCTTTAACCGTAGAAAGCATTAAAGAACTTAAAGTAAGCGGCGGCAAGATTAAAACGTTCTTGCTTAAGTATTCTGATAGTGAAGACTACCTTGATATTTGTCGGGAGTCTGATAAACTTAAAGCTCAAGACTTAACAGCTGACGAGCATATTAAACAGCTTGCAACCTGGATACGAGCTAATAAAATCAAAGCGCCTGCTAAAGAAGCTCCTGCAGTAAAGCCTACATTGCCTACTATGGTTGATGATAATCTCGAAGCGGACGACGGCAGTGATGATTTTGATGAAGATAACGAGCCAGTGTGGGTTCCTCCAAAGATTAAAGAAGGCGAAGTACTTCTAGCTATGTCGCGTGAAAATGCTTACGCTATGTTTGGCGTATATCTTAACAAACCGCTAGATAACATGGCAATTGAACGGGCGCTAATTGCACAAGCTGGCGACGATGAATCATTGCAACGAGCTCTGGAGGTTATACTGTCATGAACATAGCATTAAGTTGGAGTAGGGTAAATGATTTTAGAGAATGCCCGTACAAATTCAAAGAAAAATACTTGGATAAATCATACCCAAGTGAAGATGGGAATTTAGCATTTGCAAAAGGCAAAGAAGTTCACTCGCAGCTTGAGCGTTACGTTAAAGCTAAAAAGAAAGGCATTGAAAAGCCTGTAGGCTTAATTGCAGGCAATGGCTTACCTATTGTTGACGCTATTATGGCCCAGCCAGGTGAATGCTTTCCAGAGCTGCAGCTTGCAGTTAAAGACGACTGGTCTAAAGTAGATTGGTTCGGTAAAGACATTATGTATAGAGCTATTGTCGACTTATTGCATGTTAACGGCGACAAAGCATTGATTGTGGACTATAAGACTGGCAAAGCGGCGCCGTATACTGACAATCGCGGGCAACTACATCTTTCTGCTGCATTTGTGTTTGAGCTCTACCCGAAAGTAGAAACTATTACGTCGGCACTGTTGTTTCTAGAGCATAAACAGACTAATAAGTATTTATTCACTAGGGAGATGCACGCGGCTAATAAAGCTGCTTGGGAGCTGGAAGCAATTGCCATTAATGAAGAGACAGAGTTTGCTCCTAAGAAAAACAAATACTGCCACTTTTGTCTATCAACAACTTGTCCATTAAAATGAGAGAGTCTCTAGTTCAAAAAAAGCTGATGCAGTTAATTGTTGCTACCTTCCCAGGTATATACCTGCGGAAGATAGCACAAGGCGCATACAGCCGAGGAGGCATCTTGGATTTAGTAGGATGCCTTGAAAGTGCATTCTTTTCTATTGAGGTTAAGACGGAAGACGGCAACTTATCTAAACTCCAAGAGCTAGAGATTAAAGCAATAACTAATGCAAAAGGACTTGCATTAGTCTGTTATGACGAGGCCGATTTTCCGTACATTATCGCAAGACTGAAGGAGCTATATAAATGTTAACACTTTATAAGGAGCCACTATGACCTTTGAATATGAATACTTTGGTCTAACGCCTACACCTCAACAGCTGCAAACTATAGTTTTTATGCTTGCTAACCCTCGCGGCTATAATTTCTCAGACATGGGAAGTGGAAAGAGCGCCTCATCCTTGTGGTTTGCTGACATTTTGTTTAAGTATGGCAAGATTAAAAAAGTATTAATCATCTGCCCTTTGTCGCTTATGAAGTCCGTCTGGGTAAAAGAGATAGAAAATATCATACCGTGGCGCAAGTATGTCATTGTGCATGGCGATAGACGCAAGCGTGCCTTTATGCTAGAACAAGACGTAGATTTTTACATCATTAACCATGACGGGCCTAAGTTCTCTATGGACTTGCTTATGCAATACAGCTTTGATGTTATAATTATCGATGAAGTAGATAATTATAAGCACTTTAAACCGATGGATAAAAAATCCAAGAAGCACAATAAGACGTCGGCAGTTAAGTTACTTTGTGACCGCGCGAGGTCAGTCTTCGGACTAACTGGTACGCCAATTGCTAACTCGCCAAAAGACGCCTTTGGTATCGCAAAAATAGTTAACCCTAATAAGTTACCTACGCCGTATATAACTAAGTGGCAGCAGCTGACTATGTTCCAGGTCGGGCCATTCCAGTGGATACCTAAAGACAACGCAGTGCAGATAGTGCATGATACCTTGCAGCCTGCTATCCGTTTTACTTTGGAAGAGTGTACAACCTTGCCGCCATGTGTTATGGAAACTGTAGAATTTACCATGTGCGCTGACCAAGAGCGCGTTTACTCAGATATGTATGAAGACCAGGTAGCTGAGTATAACGAGGGCACTATAACAGCCGTGACTGCTGCTATTAAAGTTATGAAGCTTTTGCAAATAGCAGCAGGTTGTGTATACGACCAAGATGGTAATGTTGTGGTGCTGCCTTTAAAAGATAAAATCGAATACATTTTGCATGTGCAAAGCCAAGCAGGTCAAGTTGTTGTATTCTGTCAGTTTGTACAAGTTGCTAAGCGACTTAACGCCGAGCTGGAAGGTAGTCGCTTGATTTATGGAGATGTTAACCTTAACGAGCGCGCTACTATCCTTGATGACTTCAAAACTGGTAAGTTTGATATACTGATTGCCCAGCCGCGCACTATGGCGCATGGTGTCAACTTACAGTTCTGCAATACTATCATCTTTTTCTCTCCAATATTTGGGAACAATTTCTACCGCCAAGCTATTGCAAGGGTGCGACGTACTGGCCAGACCAGACCGCAACTGGTTATTAACTTTAGTAGCTGTGAAGTAGAGCGCAAGCTTTATAAGATGCTCAACGAAAAAGAAGCGACTTCACAGGCGTTATTATCGTTATACAAAAACTAACTGTACATCTAACAAAATTTGTTGTATAATATATTCAACATAGTAAGTAAACTATGTTAATTTTTAAAGCGAGGATAGCCATGAATGTTTGTATAGACGAGCTTATAAAAGCTTATATTGTAATACGAGATGAGCGGCATGCACTTGCCGCTCAAGACAAAATATTAAAAGAGCAGATGACTGCGTTAGAAAACCAAATGCTGGGTATCTCTAACGACCTTGGTGTCAATTCTTTTAAGACAGACTATGGTACAGTCTTTAAAACTACCAAGACTTATGTATCAGTTCAAGACCGCGAAGCATTAGACCGCTATGCTGTTGAGAACAATGACTTAGGCGTATTCACTAATCATGTTAGCAAGACTCATATAGTCGAGCTGCTTGAAGCGGGCATGCCACAAGAAACCCTCGGCGTAAACTTTTACGCTGAATCCACAATGCAATTTCGTAAGTAGGTTACCATGACATTAAATCAAATAGCTAAGCAACACAGCGCTTGGGTAGAACAACAAGGTTGGCGTAATAAAACAGTCTTAGAGTGTTTGGCGCTTGTTGCTTCTGAAGTAGGTGAAGCAGTAAACGAATGCAGAAATGACGTACCGACGCCTGAACTAGGGTCAGAGCTTGCCGACATTATCTTGCGTGTAGCTGACCTCGCAGATATGGTAAATATTAACTTAGAGCTTGAAGTCTCTAAGAAGATGAAATTATGTCAACAACGCGGCACTCGTGGCCGTAAATTTTAACTAGGAGAAATAAATGAGTACTATACCTGAACATATCCGTAAACTATTGGCCAAAGCCGATATTGCAAAAACAAATGAAATGACACTTAGCGTGTCGGTGCCTCGTATCAGTACGAAAGGTAACCGCTTCAAAGCAGTTAATGGTGACGTTGAGACCAAACTTGGTGATGACTTCTTTGGAATCATTGTCGGCATTAGTCCAGAAGGCTTGTCAAAAGCTAAAACCTTTTATGAAGGCGGCTGGACTGAAGATAGCCACGAAGCGCCTAACTGCTCGTCTGCTACCGGAGTCATTCCAGACGAATGGATTGCAGAGCCTATCCATAAAGTCTGTGCTACTTGTCCTAAAAATCAGTGGGGCTCAGCTGAGTCTAAAGACGGCAAAAAAGCAAAAGCGTGCAAGGAAACAAAAGTCCTACACATTGTACTTGCTACTGACATAGAGCAAGATGACCCTATCGTATATGTTATGAATGTAACTGTCAACTCATTCAAAAACTTTACGACGTATGGCGCAAGCCTTGCAAAAGTCGGTCTTGATTCTCCGTTCTATGTTATTACCAAGTTTATCTTGGATGAAGAGTCTAGCGTACCTCGCGTTCAGTTCGAAAATGTCGGCTTCCTTGATGAAGCGCCAATGCTGAAGTTGTTACCGATTGCCGAAGCTAAACCTTGGGTAATGGCTAACCGTCAGGCGTTGTTAGCAGCTCCGGCTAGACAGGAAGCTATTGAAGTACCTAAGCAACTTGTAGCTGCCGCAGTAACTCCGACACAAGTTGGCGACTTACTAGATAAGTGGTAAAATGAATAAGATAATCTTTAGCTATGCTAGCACTGACGGCCATACAGTTGTCATAGTTGACGGGCGAGTTGTAGCTAGAGATTATTGTCTGCTTAACAGCGTGGCTTTGCTGAATTTTATTGTACATGATATGGACTTTGCACATGCAGATTGCAAACTAGATTATGAACCTAGTAACTTATTTGTGTGTACATTAGACACTACTTATGATATAATATTAAATAATAAAGCAATAATTAATTGTTATCTATTTGCGCGTGCAAATAGTTTAAACAAGGTTTATGTTGCTAATATGCTTGACACTATTATCGAAGCTGTTAGCACTAAGTATAATGTAACTTTTGAAATAGAATGGAGGTTAGACCATGAACAAATCTATGGCGCAGCTAGTAGCTGAGTTTAACGAAAAAATATTACGCCTTCCACCGAAGTGGGAAAATAATGAGCCTGTTACAGGTTTATCAGACGCCACTATGCAACTATCTCATAAGCAGTTGCTAGAAGAAATTTGCGAGTGGGAAGACGCTGATTTAGACAACGACCTGCCAGGGCAAGTTGATGCTATGCTTGATTTGATTTACTTTGCGCTCGGCGTTTTATACAAGATGGGTTTATCTCCTCTTGAAATTAATACTTTGTTTGAAGCTGTTCATAATGCTAATATGACTAAAGCTATTGGCAAGAAGAAAGGCCGCAAAGTAGAAGGCACTACAGATGCTGTAAAGCCTGTAGATTTTAAAGACCCTAAAAACGTTATTGAAGGTGTTATCAATGGTCGAAACCGCCGGAAATAAAGATGATGTAACTAAGCCTAGACCAAGCCTTATTCTGCAAGATATGCACCCTGCTATTACCGCGTTAATTGCGCTTGCTGAGTTTGGAGCTAGTAAATATGCGCCTAAAAGTTGGATGACTGTCGAAAAGGCAGAGGCTCGTTATATGGAAGCGTTGCAACGACATTTAATGCAGGAGCTAACAGAGCCTGGCAGTATAGACGAAGAGTCTAAAGCGCCTCATCTTATTGCTATTGCTTGGAACGCGATGGCTGTATATTGCTTGCGCTGTATGAAACTTTAATTTTAATCAATCCTTGAGGATAAAATCATGACTGAAGTAACTAGTAAAGAAATTGTTGAATCTGGCTTAGCTGAAGGCAAATCTGCTGACGAGCTGATTCTGGACGTTTATAAAGCCGACAAAACAAAAGGCATTAAAGGCGCAGCCGCAGAAGTTAACAAGTTGCTAATTGAGCTCGGTGCTGTCAAATCACCAAAACAAAAACGCGCCGAATGGGAAGACGCAGTTGAAGCCTTAGGGGACGTTGAATTGACAGACGCTGCCTTTGTATCTGAAGCTTTAACACTGGCTGAAGACCTAGACATCCCGGTGGCAACTGCCAAACGCTACTTAAGCGAATGGGCCGCTGAACTCGGCGTTACGTTGGCAGAAGGCACTTCTAAAGGTCGTACGCCTTCCAACTGGCCTGAAGTAAAAGCGGCATTCCAATCTCTGGAAGACATTGACGCTGATAAAGATGCGGCGCTTGCAAAAATCAAAGAAGTCTCCGGTCTTACTGACGACAAAAAAGTAACTGCTTTATTCAGTCGTCTGCGTAAAGAATTTGGCGCGACTACTGGGCCCACTAAAGTTGACGCCTTAGTTGCCTGGTTTAAAGAAGCGTACCAAGCAGGTACTCCAATCACTCGCAAAGCAATCCTGGACAAGGCTGTTGAAGTTGGCATGACTGCTACTTCGGGCCAGTACTATGTCAACAGTTTCAACATTACACTTTCTGTGTTGAAAGACTTTGCTGAAAAAGCAGAGTAAGCTTTAGCAGCTACCAACAAGGAGGTAGGTTATTTTAACTACCTCCTTTTTTATGTCAAAAATTTACGAGGTACAATATGAATCGTTTTGAATTAAAGATTGCTACGTTTATGGCAATGGCTTACCAGCTAGCAAGTTTATCTACTTGCCCCAAGCGTCAAGTTGGTTGTATCCTACTGGACAAGAATCTACGTGTAATTGGTTCCGGATATAACGGCGTAGTTAGCGGTATGCAACATTGTAATGGCAAAGATTGTAACTGCGTACATGCCGAGATTAATGCTTTAGATAACTGTAAGACTCGTATAGATGTTACTTACATCGTGACTACCTGCGCGCCTTGCAGCGATTGCTTTTCAGCCTTAGCTAACTGGCCTATCGAAACTATCTACTTTGCAGAAGAAAGTAAGCACTCTATTAAATCACCATTATTAGTATTTGTACCTCCTGCTCCATTTGTTACGCCAAAATGGGTAGCTAAGAAAGTTGGCGGCTCGTACCAGGCGGCAGGTACTGTCGTCAGTGAGTTTAATACCAAAGCTGGCGACACACGAGTTGTATTTGAATTTGATACGTATCCAGGTATGCTGCATATCTTTACGCCAAAGCAACTGCTTGGTAGTAAAACTAAACAGCTAGTGCCTTGCTTTGGTACGAAGCCAGATTTGTCCAGTAAGCAAGTTGACGAGTATAACTGTAGAGCTTGCCAACTTAAATCTGAATGCGAGAAAGCGTGGTACAGCCATGATTTCTGACGCAACAAGCTCTAAAATTGACCGAATATTTGACGGCTTGAAGCCAGCTGTAAAGCACAAGCTATTCCAAGAGATAAAAGACCTTGGGCTACGTATAGAGTATGGTGCAGAGTCATGGAGCGCGTACATGCTTCGTAAAGCCCGCATGACGCAAGGTAAACTTAGCAAGCTATACGCTTTGTTTGCTGAGTTTGAAAAAGACGATGTAGAAGTATTTTTAAATGCTTTTTCAGAAGTTGACAAGCCGTTAACTGTGAAAAAGAACTCAGTTGTAACTTTGTTAGAGGAGAAGTAAATGACGACAACACTTTATAAAACAGATGCTAACGACCAGATAAGAGTTTGGTCAATCATCGCAGAAGACACAGTTTTGATTATTCAACATGGTGTGCTTAATGGCACTATGCAAATAGCTACTGAGACCGTAGAAGTGAACAAATCTGGGCGCGACATTGGCCAGCAAGTTACTCTAGCTATGCAGTCACGCATTAACAAACAGCGCGATAAAGGTTACTGTGACTCTATAGAAGAGGCTATGGATTCAAAAGGCCTTAATGCAGCCAGTTTGTTACGTCCTATGCTAGCTCAGAAGTTCCGTGACGTAAAAAACATTGACTTTACCAACTGCTTTGTACAGTATAAGTACAACGGCCATCGTTGTTTAGTTACAAAACAAAACGGCGTTTTAATTGCTTACTCTCGCAACGGTAAACCAATTACCTCGATTGACCATATACTGAAAGACTTGCAGTGGTTGCCGGAAGGATATACGCTTGATGGCGAGTTGTACCTGCATGGAACGCAGCTACAGACTATCAGCTCACTAGTTCGTAAAAGCCAGCCAGATAGTAAGAAGCTTGTGTATGTTGTGTATGACTGCTTGTTTGTAGATAAGCCATATTCTGACCGTAACTTGTATGTACATAACATGCTAATAGATAGGTTTGATAACGTTGTTGTAGCCCCAACCAAGCAACTTCAAAACAAACGGCCAATTAAAGGACTTCTTGCAGAGTCAATATCTAACGGCTACGAAGGGCTTATACTGCGCCATGGAGTCACTGGATACGAGCCAGGCAAGCGTAGTCAGTCATTGGTTAAAGTCAAACAGGTGCTAGACGCTGAGTTCTGTATAGTTGGGGTTCACCAGTCTACGGATGGCTGGGCTATATTTGAGTGCTTAAAAAAGCCAAACTGGCACTGGTATGAAGGTGATTTTTTAAACAAAGGAGTAGACACGTTCAGAGTGTCTGCAATGGGCACTATGCAAGACAAGTATGATACTTGGATGAACAGAAATAATTTTATCGGAAAGATGCTTACTGTTGAGTTCTTTGAGTGGACTATTGACAACAAGCCTTTCCATCCAGTAGCAATTGGTATAAGAGGCGTAGAATGAGGCTAATAATTGAAATCGTCGTCTTGCTTTACATGCTGTCTTTAATAGGACAGGCAGAGCAAGATAGCTTCCGCGACGGCGTTAGTACTTGCTCTACAGAACAACGCAAAATTTAACGCGCGTTTCTTATTACACGCAAAAGAGCCTTAGCCCGCTCTTTTGCTTCTTTCGTTTTAGCGCTAATTTGTTCGCCAGTACCTTCTGCCTGCGCCATAATACTTTCGTACAAACTTTGAGGCTTCATTACAGCGTTACCAACAACAGATGGTTGTATAGCTTGTGGCTGTGCTCGTTGTGGAATCATCGTTGGAGCCAAAGCAGCCTCTGCTCTACCGGTATCTCCGGACAAAGCACTCATACCTTGGCTAAGCCCTTGCGTCGCTGCATCGCTGCCAATGTTATAATCGCCTATTAACCGTAGCAAGCCAAACTGGTCTAAACCATTAGCTGCGTCTTGCTCGTAGCCTTGCTGTATGCCTTGCTGCTGTTGCTGATACTGCAAAGCCGCTTGCTGCATAGCGTCTGCATTAGCCCGTCTTTCGGCCTCAGCTTGCGCCTCAGCTTGCGCTTCACGTTGTTGCCGCTCTAGCCGCTTTTTACGCATGAATTCTGCCTGCACCGCGTTTGTATCGCCTTGAAAATAGTCTTGTAATCCCATTGTAGTCTCCTAGTTATTTTGCCATTTTTGATATTTCTTTTTTAAATCGTCGTAAGTCTCGTCACCCCATTTATACGCCCTGCCTGATAAATTAGCAGCTTGCTCTACACCATGAAACAGCGGGTAAACCGACGCCGGGCCGGAGTGATTAAGGTTAAGCCAACCAGCGCTACCAGGATACCCTTTAGGCACCAGCGGGCCAAAACCGGGAATATGTGGGCCTAAGCCTGTAGTATGAAGTTTAAACTTTAGCAAGTCAGTCATAGACGCTCTACTATCAGCTGGAGTAGAGTCCAGCCGGTTAGACGCTTCCTCTACTGCGCCGATGTTGTTTTGGTTTGACCGTCTTTGTCTAAGCATAAGTCTGTGGTACGCAGCGGCGTCATGCAAAGCTTGCTTCTGAGGTATAGACGACTTACCTTGCATTAGTCTGCCAAGTTCCTCTTCAGACTCTACCCACTTGGTAACAGCTGTAAGGTCAGGGCGCATGCCCGCATTAACAAACCGATTAGACTCTGCAGTTTTTAACAAAGCATATTTTTGACGAATCTCTGCGGCTTGTTCAGCAGTCATACCGTTTTTATATTTCGTAGCGTTATCTAGCTCTTCCAATAAAGGTTTTAAAGCGTTTGCCTTACGAGACTCTTGCCGCAGTGTAAAGTCGTTAATATCTCCTTTTAAATCTTCGCGCAAGTTTTTCAACTTGTAACCGTCTACAATCATATTACCGCTTGCGTCTCGCGTAGCCATGTGTGACTTCAGCGGTTCAAGTGCTTTTATAATATCTTCATGTGCTTTTGCCGCGTTTTGATAGGCATCACCTCTGGCACCTATTTCATCAAGATGCGACTTAATTTTTGATATTTCATTATCTACAAACCCTAGTGCGTCAGTAGTTACAAATTTACCAGCTCCTTGTTTTTCAACGTTAAACCGTAATTTTCTTTCAATGTCATTAATACTCTTTTGTACGAACTTCCGCCCTTTATCTGTAGGCGCGTCTTTTTCTAACTGCCGTAAAGTTTTTAATTCGTCGGCGGCTAATCTTGTATTATCTGCGGCGTTTGCATGCCACTTAGGGTCCACAGATGGGTCAGCGTCTAACTCATCTTTAAAAGCTTTCTCTTGCAATTGCGCTCTAGCGTGTTTTTGCTCAGCCAATAATATTTCGTCATGTGTAGGCGCAACTTCCAAATCGCTATAAATTTTATGCAAGTCCTTTCTAATGCGCGCATGGGTATTCATATCATAAGGCGCAGCAGTAAATGTTTTATCTGTGTTTTGGTAACCGTGCATTGCTAACCGATACTTGTTAACTAAGTCTTTAACGTCCTTAGGGATACTAGGGTCATTTAAAATGTTAGCAGCGTGCGCGTTAACCTTAGTCATTGTATTGGGACCGAACTCGCCATAGGTGCCATCCGCAATCGCTTTGTAACCTTTATCAAGCTCGGCAGCATGCGCTGCAAAATCTGCATGTGTGAAACCGTTCTCCGGGCGTTTCATGCCTAGCCCGTCTGCAATCATGTTAGCAATCTTCCGCTCTTGATTAGCATCATACTGGTCAGCCATATTCTGAGTGCCAGGTCTGTGTCTAAAGTTAGCCATCTTAACCTGGTCACTAGGTAAGCCCCACTCCATACCTATATCTGAGTTTATACCGTAATTACGCTTTACGCGCTTCATCAGCTCTGACTCGGCAGTAGATACTTTATACAACGGCTTTTGTAAATCTACAGCGTTTGTTAGCTTAGGCCTGAGATAAGTCGCCATCGCTCCGCCTATAGCGCCCTGTATTGCGCCTTCTTGCCAAGTTCTTTCAGAGTCAATTGCGCCTTCGCCTAAGCCAAGTAGTGTCTGCCCAGCCATCTGCGAGCCTGTGCCTGCTAGCAGCGGAACAAGTGGCATATCTTTAGCTGACATAGCTTTAGCTGTTGCATTTATTCTTGCAGGGTCTATTATTCTAGAGTCCGTCCATCTTGGTATAGCTCCGGCTTTCTGTGCTAGAATATCCAAAGGATTAGCTTTCAAACCGGCGCTTAAGTCAGTAGCTATTCGCTCTCCTGCGTTGCCGCTACTTTTTAACCAGGCGTCGTTCATGCTACCTATACCGCGGCCTGTAGCTTTAATTGGAACGTTAGCCATATCGGCTACACCGCCAAGTACTTTACTAGCTGCTTTAGTTACAATAGGGCCTGCTGCGACGCCTGACAAATAATAAGGCAAAAACTCACCTAGTACACCAGCTATGCCTGTATCTTTAACTAAGTCATTTTTATAGCCGCTAATATCAAGGTCACTTATCATACGCTCATCAAGTCGGTCTCCCGCAGCATTCGACCCAAGCCCTACAAGCAAAGCGTCGCCAATGTTTGCCAAGCCTTCACCTAGCTGCGCTGTACGGTGGCCAGCACTAGCCATTGCGCGGTCCCAGGCTGGCGCCTTTATGTTCTCGCGTCTAAAATCTGCGTAGGGGTCGCCAATAGGCCCAGCATTTGCTAACGCTGTGTCTAGCTGTTGTTTATTTTCAACTTGCACGGGCGGCGTGGCGCCGGTGTGGTTATATTGTGCCGACTTGCTAGCATCAAGTTGCTGGCGGATAGTACTAGCTAGCTCCTCATCGCCATACTCTTTGGCGTCGTTATAGTCTTGTTCTGTAAACATTATGGTAGCCCCGCTTGCTTACGCAGTTCTTTAATTCTTGCCTCTTTTTTAGCTTTCTCATCAGGCTGGTTACGACGTAATCTAGCAAGTACTTCTTCGCCATAGCGCTTATTAGATACGCCTAACCCATCTTTTACATTAGGGCGACTATCACCTTGACTACCGCCATGATAACGCATAGCAGTAGCCATAGGGTCGCCACCAGTGTCAGTCCAGTGTTTAATTAAATACCCAAGTCCTGCAGTTGCATTGTCAAGTGGGTCCTTTATATTTCCGCCAGGCATTACTTCTTTAAACGTAGCAGGCATTACTTGCATACCGCCAACAGCGCCATCTACAGAGTTATGTATATTTGCATTACCGCCAGACTCTTGCGCGTTTATAGTATTAGCTAACTGTACGACAGGATGGTCGGCAGGAACGCCTAGACGGGCCGCTGCTTGTGTTATTAAAGGGTTAATAACTTTTTTCCCGCCAGTACTTTCTAATAGCTGTGAAGCGCCTTGTAATCTCGCTCTTCTTTTTTGCTCAATAATAGATGGGTCAGTCTCATTTAAGCCAGGAAAGTATGTTTGAATTTCTCTATCCATCTCATCAGATGGTATGTTAGCGCCTGATTCTTTTCTTAGTTTAGCTCTAACCCAATCTTCTTGCGCTTGTCTAACACGTTGTTGTTGTGGTGACCGTAATAAGCCACCTAAACCATAAGGCAACACATTAGCTACCGCTTCCTTTGCAGTACCTGTTTCAAACCCTGCTTTCATTTCAGCGTCAATTATTTTTTCAGCCTCGGTCATTCTGTTGTAATAACCGGTAGCTTGATTTTGAGCGTCTGTAAACTCATTAGGCTTAACAGCTTCAGGCATGCCAGTTTTTTGATTTATAGCGTAAGGCTGGGTTGGGTCTAAACCGACTTGCTGTTTTTGCTCAGGTGACATCCAAACAATATCGCTTGCAGACTTATCTCCTAGATTAATGTTTGTGCCTTTAGCTTTAATCCATTGCATCATTTGAGCTGCAAGCTCTGGGTTTTCTTGTAAAGCCTGCTGGTAACGTGTAAACGTAGGGTTCTCGTTATACTGCGCCGCAATTTTTTTCTGCTTCTCATCCTCTGCTATTTTCATAGCATAAGTAACCAACTGAGGATTGCCGGACTTAAGCATAGCTTGCACTTGAGGGTCGTCAGATAGCTCTGCTTCATGCCCAACAATAGATTGTGCTTGCTGTTGTTCCATATCGTTCTTAGCTTGCAGATGCGCCGCATACGTATCTTCACGGTCTTGTTTTTGCAAGCCATGCGCCATAATTTGCTGGCCATAATTAGAACCTTGAGGTAACCTAATAGACGGCATCTGTGGCGCCTGACTTTGAGCAAGGAACTGCATTATTGGGCCTAAACCTTCTGACTGCTGTTGCGCAGCTTGAGGCTTTGTCATTTGTAGTAAATCTATAAGATTCATTTTAAATTCTCAATTTAAGAAGATTTTTATTGATTATTTGCCGCCGCCTTTTCCACCAAAACTTCCAGATGAATCTATGTTCCAGCCACTACCAGAAGAGTTGCCAAAACTACTTCCTTGACTTAGCACCGTAGGCGCGCCGATAGCATTTTGGTATCCTTGTAAATTGCCCCATCCTGCAGATGCTGGCGCTAATGCACCTAGACCAAGATTTTGCATGTTCTCACCAAACTGCAGTGCTCCAACTGAGGAAGCATTTTGATTGTTGAGCATATTAGATAACAAAGTCTGTCTTGCTAAAGTATTTTGGTCAGCTTGACCAGCTATCATTAACTTATTCTGCAAATCTTTATCAAATGTATTGTAACCAGTTTGTGCGAGCTCATGTTGTAAGTTGCTATTAATATCATAGTAGCCTTGTGCTTGCGCTAGACCATGCCGTGAGCCTCCAGACATATTTGAGCCAGTAGCTCTAGCATCAAGCGTACGATTCATATTATCGGCCGCACGATTGGCGTCGCCTATATAGCTTGCCTTCATAGCGTCAGCGTAATTATTGCCATTACCTCCCATCATTTGCGCATAAATTGACTGCGTATTAGTTGGGTTATTTAATGACTGGTTAAGGCTGCCCATCAATTGGTTGCCAATACCAAGATTCTGGTATACGCCACCGTTAAGTTGTTGCTGCCATGCAGGCATAGATGAATTAGCTACATCTTGTGCTTGTCGCTGTGCAAACTCCTGCCCCTGGTTTGAAAGTGCTTGGTTTTGATTAAATACATTACCTGCCGTACTATACAAACTTGATAACGCACCAGCCTGTGGGCCAAACACATTCTGCGACATTTGGCTCATATTTTGACTACTTTGTTTTTGTTTTCCACCACCTAGTGCTGCGCTCATTATTACTCTCCAGTTAAATCGTATTTTATGACTTCATAGCAACTTTGCCAATGTAAATCATGTTGCTTTAGTTTTCTTAGCCAACCACTCCTGGCAGCCATTCCTCTCAATTCAGTGCACCCATTTTGTTTTGCAAACTCTTTGCACATGCAAAAGAACTCTTCACCCCATTCATCTATACGTTCACCACCAATAATTGGTACATAAAGACATTTTAAACCAGAGTTAAACGTATGAATTTGTAGAGTGTTGACGCCAATTATTTTATAGCCGGCAATGACTACTATAACTACATTCTCGCCATTACACATATCTTTAAAAATAGACTCTTCTGTTAAGTCGCCAGAGCTGACATCTGCAACAGGCTTTAAAAAAGGCTGTATTTTTTCCCATATAACCGGAATTAAGGCTGGAGGTACTACTGAAAAAATTATCATATAGGCGCATCCGGTAAATGTTTCCAATTGATATTATTGTTTTTGTCTTTTTTGCAGGATTTATGTTCTGCCTTAAATTCTTTTGATGCCAATGCATCTTCCGGCCTGTTCGACACACCTTCGCCGCAATAAACACAATGTATTGATGGCAAAGTATCACTGTGTGGTAATAATAATGATGATGTCTTAATACTCATAAGTAACCACAAATTAAGTCAATTGTTGTTGGGATGGTCGATCCTCCAAGATTAATATCATCAGCAGCAAAATCTGTTTTCTCAACTAAATAGTAAGTAGTTTTTGACGCCACCGTTATTACATCATCAGTCTTGTGTACAGTATTTATGGCAAGTACAGTCTCGCTATATATCTCTGTCATCATTGCTGTATTTGATATACTATTACTTGCAGTCGATAAAGCCAGATACATATTTGTAAATGTTGCTAATCTCCAAGTATAAATCAGTGCAGAAATAACAGGTTTCCATACTCCAATAGGTGCGGATATAGATAGGCTACCTAGGTTATAGACCGTACCTGCTGCCGGTGAAACCTGCTGCCGTACTGATGTGTCAATAAGTCTAACTCTCCATTTGATTTCAGATAATGGAAATCCAAATGGTGCTTTGGCAATGCTAAAAAATGGGCTGGTTATTGCTGCATTAGCTAGTGCGTAATCAGTACCACCATACACTGTAATGATTGTTTTACCGCCGCTAAAAGCACCAACAGCAGTGACTATAAAGTATTTAACAGTGGTTTGAGTAAGCTTGATGCGATTACCGACACCGATAAAACCTGTCACATCAGCAGCAATACTAAACTGAAAGGTTGGACTATCAGCTGTTTCGTAAGTACAAGCACCTAATGCTATCCATCCAGAAGTATCTGGGTATAAAGTATCAAAGTATGTTTTAAGGGTAGCCTTTATATTTGACCAAGTTACTTTATTTAGTAAGCCTGTTACACTATCGTAGATGCCAAACTCATCTGCGTCAACAGGTGTAGCTTTATTAGTAGCTGTATGTATTATGTTAGCTATATCTTGTAGAGCTACAAAAGTATCATTAACTAGCTTAGCAGACGGGTACTGCGCGTCAGTAGGGGCAGACCAAGCCGTTACTTTATTTAGTATATTTTCAGGAGTAAATCCTAGAGCGTTCTGTTTTCCATTAAATATGACCCAGTCGGTGGACAATAAGTATCCGTCGTGCGATGCATCAGCTGGAGTATTTAGCCGCAATTTTTCATCAGCAGTTACGTACTGCCTAGCGCTTACAGGATTTATATTACTAGTATTTAGAGTAATATCACCATCTAATGGCTTGTTGTTTATCTTAGTCGTTTTTAAAACATAACCTTGCAACGCTGCACTTACTGCATTACTTATAGGCTTTGACAAGTCTGAGGTATTGTCTACATTTTCTAACCCTATATTCGCAGCGGTTGTTTTATGAGGATTTCCTAGTATTTTACTATGCTGATAGGCTACTTCGCCAAAATCTCCATAGTACGCTTTGTCATGAGTAACCCCTAATGATATAGCAGATGTTACGTCGCTTATCTTTACAAACTGTGTTCCATTATAGTAAAATAATCCTTGACTGCCAAATTGTGGCATACTTGTGTTTACTAAATACAGTCGACCTTTTACTGGATTCTTTACGTCTCCAGTGACTATATTTGTTCTACAAACGCTAATAGCACTTTCTAGCTGCTCTAGAACTCTAAGCAAGTAAGTAGAAAGAGGTATGTCTTTTGTGGGCGGTTTTTCTATACTCATTACCTTGCCCCATTTATTGTATACTCTACAGTATACCCATAAAACTCTACTTTAGAAAACCCTCTAAATTCAAAACGTATAGCTAGCAATTCGCCAGTAACTTTAACGTCTATTTTTCTGTCTAAAATAGGGTTAAATATAATAGGAGCGTTCCATCTAATGTCTGACTCATTATAATCATGTGCCCCTACGAAAAGCTTTGCTTCACCTGGCTCTGCTACAATTGTACCATCTACTTTAGTGCGCGAATCTACAACAGTAAGAAATGGGTATATACGTAACATAGTTTTTACAGCTATTTGACCGTCTATAGCCCAGCCTGTTTTTTCATAAATAGTAGCTAAAGGTGTTGGACTGCCGCTTGGTAAAACACGCTTACCATTAAATTGTTCTATGTACTGAAACGCTGGCCCTATGCAAAACAAATCAGTTTGTAAAGGAGATACTACAGAGTTGTCCCATACATCTGTGTTTGTTAGAACTGGTCCAGCTGGCACCTCGCCATCGAAACCTATTCCTGTGAAAAATTGCGTGGAGTCTACAGGTAAATTCCAGTTATCCCAAAGAGAAAAGTAATCGTCTAGGTTGTCCCAAGGATAAACACTAGGTAATACAGCTCCAAAACAAATGCTGGACATAGAACCTAGCCCTGCGTTTATACTAGACAATCTAGTTACGCCAAACTGCTTTGTTACGTAGTTAAACACTATTGCCACTGAAGGAAATTCATAGTTACCTTCTGGAAAGCAAAACCACACCTCGGTTTTTACAGGATTGACAACCGCAAAACTGTTATAGTAATACCTCTGACTTATATTGCTATATAATGTTTTTAAATGATTTGTCAATAAACTTTGTACACTATTACCGTCATTTATAATAATATCACTTGGCGTTATGACATAGTGTAAGTTTTCAGCTTCTACAATACAGTTATGAGACAAGCATCCATAAGAGGCTGTCAATAGCCTGCGCCTAAAGACGAACTCATCACCAGTGAAATCTAAAACATGGATAGAGCGCTCAGTGTAAATACAAAAAGAGTCTCGTAAGGATAAACCGTCTACTATAACACCATAGTCTCCACCGACAGACTCTTTACTGGCTAACGTAGATAAATCAGTTTCATCCCATGAAAACGGTAGACCATTCTCATCAGCAGGATGAGACCATCTATATGAGTACGGATATTCTACACCTTTCTCTGTTAAGTTTAATGCAAATAAAAAGTTTTTGTGGCTTCGTAAAGCTTTACATTTAATGTTTCTTTTTTTAAACGTCTCAGTAGGAGAAAAAGGCAGTGCGCGCAGTTGTTCACCAAATTGGCCTGACCAGACTTCTGGAAAAAACTCACTGTTATTAACTAAAATATTAAAGCCAAGTTTACTTACAGTCCATAAATTTCTTTTACTACTTATGCTACCTGTTACTTTGTCAGTAGACGTAATATCAATGTATGACGCGCCATCAAATATATAGTCCTTATTTAAACTTGATACCAAAAAATACTGCCGGTCTCTAATTTGTCCGGCTGCTATACTAAGAAACTGCTCAGACATAAATAACTCCTGTATAAGGTATAGTTTCAACAGTATAACTTGAAGCTCCAGTGGCTAAAGCTGTGCCGTTGACAAACAGGAACTCGTCATATATAGGAGCAATCCCCACATCATTAAGTGTATAACCAAGACTAATACGCAGCGTGGCTTCAAACGGATGTGGCAACGGGAAAGCGTTATAACAGGTATCAGTTAAATTTGGGTAAGAGCGAATAAGTTGCCCATCCACATAGAAATAACCTGTGTCATTGTATACTTCAACGCTGATTGCATAAGCCGTTCCAGCAACCATCGGAGAAGGTAAAACAGCGACAGGCAAATCCCTAAACACATAAAACCCCGCATTATTTTGATTAGCAACGTCTATTGCGGCCCTAACACGTAAAACTCCAGTCCACCCACTTAGAGCAGTATCCGTGTTAGGTGTATACCTGAATCTAAAGGTAAAATTTGGTTGCATAACGCTATTTGGGGCACCTGCCTGAAACACTACGACTAAACCATCTCCCTGTGACGAATGCCCACTACCATAGGATCCTTCTAAACAACCTGCCCCAAAAGTTTGCCCAGTTGTTAAGAAGTTTGCGGGAATGTTGGGGCCTTGGGTAATTAACGCGCCGGTTTCCTCTACAAATGGATAACTGTCGAAATGATACAACAACGATAATGCTATAGCGGTAGCACCTGTAGCGGTAGCACCTGTAGGCAAGGCAGCCCACGGGCCCTTCTCGCTAACGACCGGCGCAGGCGCAGACTCGTTAGTAGTTACAAACTTCCCATTAACACATGTGAAATTTATAGCTTTTGTAAAGACTTCATTAGCTAGATTACACGGAGGTAAATCAAAGTTTATCGATAAGTCTTTTATCAGTACAGTTTTCTTTTCCATTTAATAAAATAGTAGATAAATTTGCGTGGGCATTACTTAATCCAAATGTTGCTTTTGTGTTATCCATAGTCATTAACACTTGCGCAACAACAGCACATTGTTTTTTGTTTACTTGCTCGCCTGTTTGCGGGTCTACACCTTTAATTTCAAGTAACCAAGCGCATTGATGAATTTTGTTGTCTTTAACAGTTTCACACTCACTGCCCAACGGGCATGTTATTAATTTTTCGAGCATAAAATCATACCTGCGTACGTTGGCGCCCAATTTGCTGCGCCAGAGTTTGTAGCTATAGTAATACTATCTAAAGTATGCGAGTGGGCGCCATCCGAAGCTATAACCAAAGATTCTTCTGTAATGTTACCAAGAGCAGTTAATCCGTATGTACCGCCTAAGTCGTTCAGCAAGAAATGAGTTGGCGCCGTAGAGTGCGAATGCGCGCCGGCTGTTGAGGTAGAACCGCTTGCTAAGTGAGTGTGAGAAGGAACTTTATTGTTAAGAATAGGGCTATCAGCGCCGCCAACTGTTCCGCCTGTTACACCGCCTGCTACCAACATATAACTAGTAGACAAAGACACTAATGACCAGCCTGGCGGTGGCGAAGCTTGATAAAAAGGCAATATTGTACCTGATGGAAATACAGCAGATGCTAGGCTGCCTGTTACACCTGATAAAAAGTTTAACTCATCCTCAGTCGCTGTTATTTGCTTAGCAAAACCATTGCCACCGGCGCCTGGAAAAACGCTTTTTAAAACTGATTTTATAAGGCGTAAATGATTATCACCCAAAGTAGCAGAATCAGTGCCTAACGGCCAACTAGAATTTAAGCCGTCTATAAATGTTGCAGCTTCTAAGCCCATTATGTTATCCTAACTTTGTCTGTAGTAGTGTAGTGCCTGACCAGTTTGTACGATAGTCTGTATTTTCTATGTTATCAAGCTCTTGTTTAAAACGCGCGTCCCACAAGGTAGCTGCCTCTGCATCTTTAACAAACGCGTACAGCTCGACTAGCAATCCAAATATGTAAACTTGAGGGCAGCTTATACTAAGCCAGTTAGTACCCGCAGCTTCTAAAGGAGGCACTTGCTGTTCGTACCGAACGTGTAAAGCTTCAGAGCCATCGTTTAAAAACGTCCATGCTACTTTAAGCGCGGCGTTTGTAACTGTATAATAAGGTTTACTTATACCGTTTGCTAGCACATTATTAAAGTAGTACTCGCTAATATACTGAAATATAGCTTCTCCAGTTGCGTTTACCAGCTTGACTTGCTTTAAAAACAGCAAGTCAGCCGGAAACGGAAATGTAGTATCTAGCGTAACAATAGGTATAACTAAATCTTTTAAGCTAAGTCTTGTAGATAAAACGCTGTTTATACGCCCTTCAACAATAGGTACAAAAGATGAAAACTTGCTGTTAACTTCTGCATCATAGCGGTCAGCGTACCCAAGTACAGAGGCTTTAATTTCTGTAAAATTCATTTACTTTCCTTTTAAAGTGATGTCTGCTAAAGTAATGCCAAAAACTGTTAGTATGTACTGAACAGCTGCTGCTATACAGCCAACTATTGCTATAATAGCTGCAACGTATATTTGTGCTTTAAAAACTGACTTATCTAGTTTTTCAACTTTAGGAACAACACCGTTATCTACTTTAATTTTAATCTCATCACGAACAGAGTTACCTAGATTGTTGATGTCATTATCATTGGCTTTACTATTAGCTTCTAAAGCCGCTACTCTTTGTGCTAGTGCAAATATCTCGTGCTCAACGTCCACATTAAGTTCCTTGTACCAAACAGGCTTTACCTTCTGGACTTCTTAGAAAGCGGTTCATTTCCCGAGCTGAAGTCTCTTTATCTACGTTCATTAAATCATAGCCTGCTGCAATAGCTTCGTAAAAAGTTATCATAGGAATAGACGCAACCTGGCGGCCAAATGTTCCACCAGATTGCTTACCTAAATCTATAATAGCCCCGGGGTTTTTACGAAGTTCAGCATTTCTAGCGAGAATAACGTCTCTGCCCGGCTGGTCGAGAACCCGCGTTAACTGGCCATCATGCTCTTGGAAATGAAACTTTGATGTAAAAACCCCGTCACTCATTATTCTACACCTTCTAAGAACATATGTAAAGTTGAAAATTCTGCAGCGTTATAAGCCGTAGTCTTTTCAGGCGGTAACGCCCCCGACTCTAGTTGCAACGTCTGTTTTGAAATGTTGCGCATTTTTGAGAACACTTTAGGTTTTTCAGCTAACTCAGCTGCGTCTTTTGTCTTGATTTCGGGCATTTTAATCTCCAGTTAATTTGCCATCCATGGCGTAGCGTTATTATGCTACCATCGCAGCAGCAGTGTCAACATCGCCAATCATGCCTTGTGATTTTTCGTTAAAGCACATGAAAGTCCAATCGCATGACATTAAGCGTTTTTCGCTCAGACCTGTTTTAGCCATAGTTTCCACTTGATGTCCGCGTAAATAGCTTAACGTAATGTACTTAGGGTCAAGCAGGAACACGTCAGCGCAAGCCGCTGCGGCAGAATCTAAGTGCGTTTGCTGCATTCTGTTAGGCACCATGGTGATAGTGCCGAAATCAGATACATACACATTCACAGCGGCAAGTACGGTAGCGGCCTCTGATGCGTCGGTAATGTTGTTTCGCACTTGCGCTACTTTAGCAGTAGAACTAAATAAGTATGAGGAGATTTTGGCAATAATACTAGGCACTGTCATTAAAGTGCGTACGTCACCACCTTGCTCATAAATGCTTTGAATAGCAGAGCGTAGAGTAGCCTCTGATAAAGCACCTTTTGTACCAGGCGTTCTTGCGACAGTTAAACCTGTGCCAGTGTTAAAACCGCCCGCTGTAGCGCCTGCGCCAGCTGCGAAATGGTTGGTGACAATCCAGCTTGCTAACGTTCCAAGTTTACCTGCGACGCCGCCTGGGCCTGTATCTGCAACTGAGGCTTGGTTAGCGAGTAAAATACCTTCCTGGTCACGTCGTAAATCAATTTGACGCCGCTCAATTTGGTAAGCTAATTCTGACGCGCGACCGAACTTTTTAACTTGGTCAGCACGTGTAGAAATCTGAACGTTTTTGACAGATGTTTGGCAGTGGTTACCAACGCGCTGCCCAAGCACAGTATCATTACCAGTAGCGTCATAACCGTCGACAACTGCGTTGTTCAGGTTAGGCGCAGACAGCGTATCGGTTGTCCATTCCTTGTATGATGATTTAGCGGCTTCACCAACACCAATAAGGTCTTGGAAAGGCAGCGGAATATTTGAAATATCCCAAATTTTGTTCATAACGTCTTCGGCAATTAAACCGCCTTTTGCGACGTTTTTCAGTGATGTAGCTGTTAATAGGGCCATTTTAGCCTCCAATAAGTTCAGCAATAGCGCTTGTTTTTAGCTGTTGCTGTTGATAGTTGTTAGTGGCTCTACGAGCTTGTGCAACCAAGCGGTTAACTTTGCTTGCATTCGTATTGCCGTTATTACCATGCTTAACTTTAGGGCTATTTTGAACTGTCTTATTGACGTTATTCAAGGCTCCTTTCAATTTTGCTAAATCCCGTAGTAAAGGGAATATTCTGGCATCTTGAATGCCAGCTAACTCTTGGTCACTGAAGCCATACTCCGCCATGACCGTTTTGATGCTTGTAATATCTTTTTCCACAGCTGACTTATCAGTCCATTCTGGAATAAGCGTTAAAGCTACTTGCAACTGCTCTTTAGCATACTGCTCACGTTCTTGCTCTTGTTGCGCGCGTAGTTCAGCAGTTGTTTGTCCAAGCTGCTGCTGTACGGCGCTTACCAGGTTGCCAAAGTATTGTTGCTTTTCAAAATACTCTGCTTTTAATACGCGAGCGTCCTGAGGGCGTTCTTGTTCTAAACGTTGCCAGTCTATGTTAGCATACTCACCAAGAACTTGCTGTGCAATAACATTAGCTAACTGCTCGTGCATCTGCAACTCTGCTTGTGTTTTTTGCTGGTACTGTTTAACTTGCTCAGTAAACTCTGCACGCTCTTTAGCAATAGCTTGAGACCGTTGAGTGTTGTGAGCGTTAAACTGGTAACCGGCCACTAGGTCTTTTAGCGGTACAGTTGACTCTTCCCCGTCAACCTTGACTTTAATACCTGCGACTGTGCCATTTTCATCAAGGACTAGCTTGTCGTCCTCAATGCCTAACGCTTCACCCCAGGAACCTATGTCGCCTTCCTGCTCTTCGGAAGTTTCTTCTGTCTCTTCCTCTTCTTGTTCGTCTTCTTCACCAAGCACCTGGTCGTCAGTATCGACTACTTCGTCGATTTCAGTTCCAAGTAATTCAGCTATTTGTGATGTTGTATTGCTCATGTTACACGCCTATTCTGGTAGTGTTGATAATTGTAATTCAGAGGCCTTACCGATAGTTATATCGCTAAGTACCTTTCCTTTTAAATCGCTTAATGCCATCTGGCACCGTTTAAGCTCTAATAACTTAGCCTCATCAAAAGGTAAGTTAATAAAATCTGTGTAGAGCACTAAATCTCGCTCTTTAAAGAAGGCGTCAAGGTACAAGTCCCAAGCCATCTGCGCTTGTCGACCTTGCGCTATGCGCTCCTCTAAAATTTGGCGGTTTGACTTATCCATATCGATTACCTTTTGACATATTTTCTTTAGCTGTTAAAATTTGTAAGTTAGCTAAAACATGCAAACCACATACGTTCTTACCATTTAAAGGTATGATGTGGTCAACATGTCTCGGTATTCCATCAGCTACTTCTAACTGTATTGCGTCTAAATAAATAGCCAGTATATCAGACGCTTCACCATGGTAAGTATAGGCCCGTCGTCTTTTTGCCTTTGCAGCTAGTATTTTTGCTTTCCCGTTGAGAGTAGCATAGAACCTGGCACTGGCTTCTTTGTTTTTCTCTCTCCCTCTAGGCTTTGCTTTTGTTTCACGTGACGCTTTATTAATTCTTTCTCGTCCTACGAGCGTCGCATAAGCTTTTGCATGGGATTGTAAACTAGCTAAAGTTGCACATTTTTTACAGTTACATCTTAGCCCGTCTTTATACCTTGAGCTTTTACTGAAAGCTTCTAGTTCTTTACTTTCTTTGCATTTACTACAAATTTTCATTTTATCACCTTAAAATAGCACCTCTATAATTAACTTGAGAGACGCGACGAGGTGACATCGCAACATCCTGGCCAGGATGCTCTCAAGTTATTTTATATTAACACAACCAAACTTAAATGTACAATTTGTTTATTTGTTTTGTCCATTCTAGTTTCCTATTCCTAGCTTGTCCATTAAATCGCTTACATAAGAAAATAATTCTCTCCGCTCGCCAGCAAGCAAATCTTCTTTGTTGAACTTTGTTTTAACTTCGTCAAACTTATTGCTGCCTGGCATTCTACTTGCTGTTAAAATAGACTTTCCATTTTTATCTCTTAGCGAGTACAACTCTTTGCCGTCATGCATCGGTAATCTTGTAGAGTTGCCCATAGCTTCTGACTCTGCTTCACGTTGTGCTTGTGTTTTTAACTGTGTCCAGTAGTGTCCGTCGTCAAAAACATGGAGTTGCTCATCAGGTACTTTTTTGTTAGCTATTGCAGCTTCTTTTTCAGTTGCTTGCATTAGCATATCAGCTAACGACATTCTATTTAAATTACCTTCTATTTTATAAGGCAACTGTGTAATAGCTAAATCTGAAATTTTTGGTTTTGCAACTACTTTAATATCTGGATTATTTGTTATATAGGTTTTAGTGCCTTTGTCTAAGCCTAAAGACTTTTTTATAGCTAAATTAGGTTTTAATGCCGAATCTAATGCTCGCCTGTCTCTGTAAAGTTCTGCATATTTACCTTCTAAAGTTAGAGCTTGTATAGGTCTAGGATAATACCTATTCATTACACCTAATTCCGAATTTACTCTATCTTGTAACTTTTCAATCTCCATAGCTTTTGCATTATTTATATAACTATTCAGCTCATAAGAATCTAAACCTGGAATATTAGGTACTTTAAAACCTTTGTCAATATGCTTAATAACTGGGTCATCTATAGTTCCCCATGTTTTATTATGGTATCTACTTATCAAATTATATAAATCATAGTTGTCGCCAAAATCCTCTTTTAGCGTTGGCGCAGTTGGATTAAACTCACCTCTTTGCGTATACACAACATCCTTTGGGCGTCTAAACGCCATGCCAATAGTGCTAGGACTATTGCCCTTAGGTACTCCGGGCATGCCGCCAACCATTGCAGAAGCTGCCACATTAAAAGCATCTTCAACATCGCGTTCTCGTCGTAAGTAAGGGTCTTCGCCTATCTGAAGAGGCGTTATTCCGCGTTTAAAGCTATCATAAACAGATTTGCCAGTGCGCGCTATAAACCTTGGAACAATAGTAGCATTATGCAAGGTCACATCCGCGTAGCTAGCATTAGGCTTATATCCTCCGTCTACAGGTTGCGTTAGGTACTCCCATAAACTAGCCATCGTCTTCCTCCAAAGCATCTTCTGTAGCTTCAAACTCTTTAGCGGTTTTCTCAAGCTCTAAAAGCTTAAGAGCTGTAGTTGATTCCAACTGGTCATACTTGAACTGTAACTCGTCAGTACCTTGTTTAGCTTTAAGCTGTTGCTCTAGCATCTTAATCTGTTGAGCTTGGCTATCTATTTGCGCGCGCAAACTAACATTTTGTTGTGCAGTAGCTGCTTTGCTAACCTCCGCCTGAGCAACGTCAGCCATTGCTTTTAGCTCTGTCTGTTGCTGTTGCATCTGAGCTTGTTGCGCGGCTTGTTGCTGCTGCGCAACCTGTTGGGCAAACTGCTGGCCTTCAGGACTTTGTGGGTCGGTAAAGTATCGCGATGCTCCAACCAATCCGTAGGCCTTCGATAACTCATCCAAGGTTTTGTAGATATTTCCTGGAGATACCAACGACTGTCCTGGGACACCGACAGCTGTTTGCTGATATTGCAAAATAGTCGAAAGAGCTGTAATTTTATATGCTTTATCACCTGCACCCGTGCCGCACCGTACTGTTGTTGATTCTCGTTTAAACCAATTTGCAGGGTTAACTTGCTGCCAAGTACCTCGCATTTTAAAATTCTCAAGCTGGCCTGAAGCATGCTGCACGCAAAGGTCTCTTATGCGCATGCAAACAGGTTTCATAAGGGTCTCAGCCATAACTCTAACCATAAGTCCGGTAAGCTCTTCTTTAGCTGTCATTATCTGGTTAATACCTTGACTACCTACTCTGTCGCCTACATCATGCGGCTGCGCGGCACCCTCTGGCGTAACGCCGGTTCTACCTGTGCGTACATTGGTAAGATGCTCCATCATACTAAACGCGTTCTGGCCAATAGGCGGCGTAACAATTGGCTCTATAGCCCCTTGCTGACGTACTCTAACTATACCGCCTGGCACACTTGTTTGTAGGTCATCCATGTTAACCATGTTTTCAATAACCGCATTCCGTTGGTTATTGGTAAAATAGATATTGTCTAAGTTAGACCTCATTAAAGCCGTCATTTGGTCTTGCAATGTTTTCAGTCTGTCATACATTGACAAGCCTTGGAACTTATGGCTCATCAATATAGCAGTTGTACCAAAGTATGGAGAACTGTCTACTGGCTCTAATTCCAACAAATGAGAAGCGCTTAATGCTGAGCCTGTGCCAGTAAGTACGACAACAGCACGATACCAAGTAGCGATACCGCAGTTATATAGGTCAATTTTAACATAGCATATTCCACAAGTAATAATCCTTTGAGAATCATCAGTTGAAGGGTTAACTGGTAGTACTAACGTCTCGTTCTGAGCTGAAAAACGATAAGAACGATGTGTGGCAATATACGCATAATTGCCCATAATATCTTCAATAATATCTGCATCATAGCCATCCTCAATCCACTTAGAAGCTGTCTGCGTAACTATCTCACACTGGAATCTCGCCCCTTGTAAGTCGATGCTGTTGTGGTCAGTGTTATATATGAAATCTTCTGGGGCGACAGGTCTGATGCAAACTTTAGGCTCTGCATAAGACTCTTTAAATATAACTGTACCATCATCCTGCAAATCAACTATTTCTTTACCAGTAGCTTCTAGCACCATTAGCTCTAACTCATCTCGTACTAGAGCTGTTTTAATGCGATACTTAGTTCTATCATCGAACTCAACAGCAACTATACCATTACGTTGAATGAGTGCGTCTTTAACAGCGGTATGAATAGTTAAAAACCCTGCGTTCTTCTTCATCAACACGTCTTGGACGTAGAATGACTCTAACTCTGCTTGGTCTTCGTCGTTCGGACCAACTGGGTCAAATACAACTACTTCGCCTTGTGCCGTAAGGTTCTTAACTATTTGCGGCATTATCCATTCAACAACATCCCCAACATCTTGCGATACTACCTGGCTACGACCCTCTATCTCGTTACCGAGCGGGTTACCGAGATAGTAATCTAATGAGTCTTTAAGCCCAGTTATCTGGCTTGAGAATCGTAAGTGGTTGGTGATTATACCAATGACATCGTTGTCGTCTAACATTAATCTGCCTTTTTCTCTGTTTCTGCATTAATTGCAGAGTCTGCAGTAAATCCTGCAAGGAACGCGATGGTTAGTGTTTGTTCATTTAAACCTGTCAACAAGCCAGTATTATACGCTGTAATCAACGCTGTTGCCAGCGAGAACAGCATTGCTATAGTATGTTTAGGCGCGTACCGCATGTACTCGAAAAAGTTAGCTGTGATAGTTTCTCGTGACCATGCCTTCAGCCAATGGCAGAATATGCCTAAAAATGCGGTAAAAATAACGGCAGTTGCTAACATTACATTATTCCTGTCTGTGGTTGTTTAATAACTGTTTTGCTCTTAGCGAATATTATCTCGCCACCTGTACAGCCGAGTGCAAGGTACTGGGCGGCGTCTGCAATATGGCTAAATTTGTTCTTGTTAGGTACATCTCTAAACTGCTCAGTGCCTGCCACTTGCAGCCGTTTATAAGCATAACCCCCAGCTAACGCTTTCCGTAAAGTTGGCGCTCCGCGGGTTACCCTAAATGCAGGCTTGCCTGTCATACTTAGCCGCAACATTAGTTCGCCTAGCGTATCTCTCCGAATTATAAAGTCATTAGTATACGCAGGGTACGCAATTATCCCGCCCTCTGCTAACACCATAAAAGGTGTCTGCTCGTCTGTTTGCGCCCTCTGGTCGCCAGCGGGGTCACCTGTTACCTCAAACTCAAATCCGGGATACTTAGTTGCCATTTTCTCTTTTAGAAGCTTAGCGAAGTTAGTAGCCCCCATGTTAAAGGTTACTAGTTCATCGAATATCACTAATTCACCGTTCTCATACTGCCCTATGGCGGCTCCTGGCGTCAACCCAAAGTCGAGCCCAATATGGATAACTTTGTTTTTAAGTGGCTGATAATCTACATCCCAGAAGTGTACGTCATCGTTGTACTCCGGCCAGACTGGCTTGCCGTCAGTAGTAAATCCATAGCCTCCGTGAACATATACTTTTATCCACTCTGCTTGCTTTCCAATTTGCAAATTATCATAGTAACCTTTGGGTAGGTTCTTAACATTTTCCGCTTCTGGGCTCAAGCCACTTGGTTGTTTAAAGAAGTCCCATTCATCTGGCAAATTCTCTTCAAATAATTTGTACCACCATGAATCGCTATCAGGCGGGTTCGAATCAAGAATTATCCCGTGCCAAGTTGGTCCTCCTTCTTTCATAGGTGGAAACCGTCCTACCCGTGTACAAGCTATGTCAAACACTGCTTTAGGTAACTCTCTCGCCTCGTTAAGCCAAATTCCTGTTGCGTCTAGTGATAGCAACTTTTTAATATCTGCAGGTCGCTCTAACGCCCTGAACAAAAACTCAGCTTCTACTTTAGTACCGTCGTCTAATACTTGCTCTAAAAAGAACGAAGCATTAACTATCGACATTTCACCCCAATCTTTTGGTATCCAGTCGAAAAATGTTTCCATAGATGTATCTAGCAACTCACGGTAACTATTTCGTATAATTACCCATTTGGTCCGTCTTATACCGTGTTGGTTTGGCGCCTGTTCCATAGCTAAAGTAAACAACTTTATGACACAAGCCACTGACTTGCCGCTTCCGACGGGACCCATAATAGCACTTACAAACTTACGCGATTTTATAAGTTTACTGCCTGTCTTACTTGCTCGATAGACTATTTCATTATCCATAACGGTTGCCTTTCGATTGGTTTTCAAAAGCTGTTAAAATCTGCAAGTTAGCTAAAACATGCAAACCGCATACGTTCTTACCATTCAAAGGTATTATATGGTCAACATGTCTTGGTATTCCGTCTGCGGCTTCTAATAATTGAGCCTCTAAATAAAGAGCTACGATAGCTTCTGCTTCGTTAGGATACGTATAAGCCGCCCGCCGCCTGGAACTCAAGTACAAAATTTTCGCCTTTTTCTTAGGGTCTGCATACCTTTTACGGTTAGATGCACGTGTTGCTTTATTAGCGTATTCTTTTCCTACAGCCGTCGCTCTAAGTTCTCTTTGCCGCTGTAATTTTGCGACTTGTTTATCCTCTGAAAAATGCTTTGTAGCCGACTGTTTTGTTAGCAAGCTATTGCATATTCTACAATCACCTTTTAACTTATCTTTTGCCCTACTGTCTTTACCAAAAGCTTCCAAAGGTTTAGTCTCTTTGCATCTGTTACATGTTTTCATAATTTTTACCTGTGTCTAGTAGGTTGTCTAAGGAATGAGCTGGAAGAGATTAGACGGTCTCTTATCGGCCTGCAGGCCTATCCATCTCAAATTTAACTTTCTTCTTCCAAAATAATCCGCATTGTTATCGGAGGGCTATCTTTGGCTCCAGAGTACTCGATTTGTCTCAATTCTGGCTCGCAATATTTGGCAATAGATTTATGGATGGTAATCTTGTCGCCAATACCTGCTTTTTCGTCAGATGCCAGAGACAGCAATGCGCTTAACGGGTGATATGTTTGGTCACCAGTATGGTCGCGTAGCATCTTTAATATTCTTGGCGTTTGGTCAGCCATTGTCCTTTTAGCTCCGTAAATTATTTGCGCGTGCAAAGCGGCTTAATCTAATAACGGCATAATTAATTTTAACCGCCTGTTTATGCGGCATTGTCTACAAAAAGATAGGTACCAACCGGTCTTTGTAGAGCCGCCTTTAAACTCAGCTAGTGGTTTGCGTTCGCCACAATCTTGGCATACTTTTCCCGTTACAAACTTGCTGCTTAATGTTCTCATTTTTATCACCTTAAAAATAGCACCTCTATTAGTTGGCTGAGAGCCGGCGAGGTGACACCGGACTACGCCTTGCAAAGCGCTCTCAGGTAAAAATAATATACCACAGTTTGGTATGTTTGTAAAATTTATTTTGTGTTTAAGATTTTTGCATTATGTGAATATAATTTGCATAATGCAGGCTCCATATTCTCGTTTTAAGGCTCAAACCAAGTTATGAGTACAATGTGCTAGGCTTAGCCTTTTCGTGTGACCACGGACCATTTGGAAGTGCTCTTGAGCTTGTTTGGATTAAAGCTTGGCTTATATAATAAGAGTGTGGTTTTTGCATTATGCAAAAGTTGGAATTGGCTTTCTTTCTTTTTTGGAAATTTTGCATTATGCAAAGTCGGTTTTGGGTACTATGCGCCTGGTAGGTAGTACAAACTCCTCACCCACTCACAAACCCCCCCCGTGCTCCTGTTGGTGAGGCCGATAGGCCGAACCAGGTGGTTAGAATGAACGAAGTGAATGGTATTAGAATGTGTGAAGGCGAAGCCGAGCACTCCGCATAAAGGACCATGTTGAATGAGAATGATTTGTATTAAGATTAGTGATGAGGTGGGCGCAAGGACCTGTAAATAATGTGTCTGGAATTAAAAATAAGTGTTGACAAAAGATAAGAATGAGCGGATAATAGGTCCTGAAGTAAGGGAGTGGATGCGCAGGAAGCGGGCAAGTGATAGGATGACTGGATGTGCTAGGAAGTGGTAAGGACTAGGATGGTTAGCAGTGAGTAATAAAAACGTATTTAGTGTGTGTTGAGTGCTGAAATATGATAAGGTCATAGTAGTAGGCAGGAGTATATTAGATAGCAGTTGAATAAAGGCGCTGGTTCTTTAAAAATATGGGTTTGTGGCGGGTGTTAGACGGTAATAAATACCGCAGTTTTTAAAATTAAAAATTTAAAAATTAATTAATTTATACCGCTTTTAATATAATTATTAAAATAGCCGCCGCAAAGTTGATAGTTCATTCTAAGTAGATTAATCTACTTACTACATACATGTGTAGTTAACAATGATACGAGGATACTAGAATGAACTATCAACAAGTAGAAGTCATTGTGATAACATTCGTTATCGATAACCATACGAGGATATTACAATGAACAA